TATCTATATTATCTTGAAACTTTTGTTTATTAACCATAATAAATTTATCTAAATATTTCTTTTCTACATTTTTAAACTCATCAGCTGTTTGTGGGTATAATCGCCAGTTATTTTTAAAATCTTTAATACCATATTCTGGCAATAATGCTGCTAACATATCTAATGGTACTTTACCTAATCTGGCTGCGCCAGCACCTATCTTTGTTGGTTCAAACTTTAAATTATTAAAACCTTTAGAGTTTTGTCTTAACTGAAACTTGGCACCTGCTGTGCCTGATTTAATTGTAATTACTGTATCTGTAGTGCTTAATGTACCATCTGGTTTAGAAGTCATTATCATTCTAATGCTATCTAATTCAAGTTTATCAGCTTTTGGTATATTAGAAACCATATTTACATCTTCCCACCTAGCAGTTTTACCTGTAACAGCTTTTAATGATACACCTACAAGTGTCTTGTTTTTATACATCAACCTCATAGTATCGTTCAATTTACTTATACTAGGATTACTACCTTCAACACTTTCTTCTATTTCTTTTCTAACTTTTTTTTCATTTTTAATCATCCAAATATCAGCAGGATTCCATGAATCTTTTTTAGAGATGCCAAATTTTTCTATGATTAGTTTCGTTATGAAGTCCATAAAACCACCATCTCTATTAATTTCTGTAAAACCAGAACCTGCATATAAAGATTTTATCTTTAAACCTTGTGCATATAAACCTTGTAACCAATTATCATTGATTTGAGGATATACTTTTACCAATCTATTAAAGAATGGTTCATCTTTGGCTATTGCTTCAGGTGAGTTGTATGTTTTATTTTCTTGTAAAACTCTTTTCACCATCTCTAGTGAAGCTCGTTCTTGCATGGCAGTTGTAAATCCGTCTGAGGCATTAACTGAAATTTTACCTGTTTCTAAAAATCTTAATGTACCTACACCAAAGTCAACAACAGAAGACTTTTTACCACCACTAGTAACGATTTTAGCTTTATCATCGTTTTTTAATAAAGTTCCAATAGCCAAAAAGTTTTTAGTAGATACTTTTACAATATGAATTTTTGAAGGTGAAAATTTAGTATCATCAGCAAAAAAAGCACCTTCTTGCATTTTGTCAAAATAAGGTTTACTGCTTTTGAATAAATCAGGGGTGAAGTGTTTTTTTATTCCAAGTTTTGTGGTTATATTGAAAGCCATACTTCTCCTTTGTATTAGTCTATTTATGCTATAGCATAACACACTTATCGGATGATGTCAATCTCTTTTTCGCCTGTCCACACTTCTATATCATTTCTTAATCTATTATCTTTCTTTAGATTCTCATATCGATTACTAGCTTTCTTCTTCCACCATTCAATGATATTTTCTAGATTATGTTTTTCATAATTTTCTTTATCTTTGATTATCTTATCAGTTTTGCCTGTAACGATATCTATGAAGTTCTTGATACCATAATTTGAGACATAGTATCTTTTCTTTTCAGTTAGATTCAATGCGTTCTTGATAGTATTCTCGAAGCCTTCATATTCTGGTGTGCCTTTAAGTGCAACTTTCGTTAATGACATTATCTTATTTGATATCTTCAATTTACGAGATGTAGCATCAGCTGGCACCAAAGGTTCGCCAATGGCAGCTTCAACATATTTCTTTAAATCTTCATATATTGGTCCATGCATCATGGGAAGAAAAGCAGAATCAGTCAAACCTTTGAATCTTATTAATGGTTTCATACCATCATACTGTGAGGACGCCTTGGAACTGCCATACAAACTTGTTGTTTCAAACATACAGGTGTTCATTTTATATTTGGCGTTAAGCCTTTCACGAACCCAATGCGAACAACATATAGCGGCCAATAATTTGCCACCAAGATAATTAAAACCGAATGGTTGCGATGGCACAATCACAAAACCCATCATAGTGGTTTTATTAAATGCTGAAGCTCCTTCTGCAGTTTGCGAGAAGACCGACTCCAACATCTGGTTTCTTGGTTTCATATTAATTACTGGAGAACCAAGGCGTATAAACCCGACCCATTTCTGAGTATTTTTTTCTAATACAGCCAACCTTAAACATCTACCAGGAATACTGGTCATATTAGAGTGAGACGAAATCATATTGAGATAGATGTCCCATTTGTCTTGTGGTAATTCCACAATTTCTAAATCCATATCTCTTGGATGAATACTAAAATCTGTAAATAAATCTTCTTCTGGTCCCATGCCTGGTAAAACAAAAGGCCTATCAGCCAAAGAGTTTAGTTTCTGGTCACGAATGTAGTCATCAATTCTTTCAAATCGGTCAAAGTAATCTGAATAAACTTTTGCACAATGAACTGCCTGTTCTTTGGTTAATCTCATATTTTAAAATCACCATATCCATTTTTACTACTCTCACGACTGCCAAATGTATTTACTGGTTTATCTGCCTGTGTACCAGTATCTAATAGTTCAAGTTGTGCTGATGGTTCTGCATCATACAATCTCATTTTAGCTCTATCAATACCTACAACGAATCTTTTATAATAAGAAGGGTCATTGTATCTATTCTTTAATTGTTTAACCATGATTTGACCAAGGCCTTCAAGTTCTTCATTATTAATTAAAGCAAACATAAAGTCAGCAGTTGCTGGCAAGCCAAATGATTCTGAAGTATCTTCTAGACCAGGGTCTGAACTAGTAAAGCCACCTCTTGTGGTTTGTGTAGCAGACATTATTGGAACATTTGCTTCTACAGCCAAACCTCTTAGTTCTTCTGCAATCGATTTAATATATGAATAACTATTTACATTAGAACCTGGTCTTATACGAGCAGATGTACATATATTTAAATAATCAATAAAGATAATTTCTGGTTTGAAACTCTTCTTTAAAGCAAGTTCATTGATAAGAGCTCTGAAGTGTAATGCAGAAGCAGCCGCAGTAGGATATTCTTTGATGATTAATTTACCATGAGTTTTACTTTTTAAGTTCTCAAATTTAACATTAAAATCTTTCTTACTTAATGTATGTAAATCGGTCATTGTAACATCTAATAAGTTAGCATCAATTCTTTCTGCAATCTTTTCTTCTGACATTTCTAAAGTAATGTATAAAACATTTTGGCCTTGAGATAAACAATTTGCAGCCATGTGACACATGAATAATGATTTACCAACACCAGTACCAGCAAGAGCAATGTTTAGAGTCTTGACTGGAAGACCGCCTTTAGTAATCTTATTGAATAGGTCTAAATCAAACTTAACTTTGTTTTCTACTTTATGCATCATCTCAAATCTGGCATCTTGGTCTTCAGTGTAATCGTGACCAACATGGCTATCAAAAGATACACCAAGGGCATCTGATAGTAGTTTTGGTATTTCACCTTTTGGTTTTTTGTGTTCTTTGTCATCAAGTATTTGAACTGAATCCATAATAGCATTATAGATTGCTTTGTCTTGACAGAACTTTTCGGTCTCATTAATTAACCATGCTGTATCAGTTGGTTCATTCTTAGTGAGATGAATTTGTTTTAGAAGTTCAATAGATTCAGAAACTTGAGTTTCATTCAAGTCCTTCTTCTCTGTAAAATTAATTACAAGAGCTTCATGTGTTGGTGGGTTTTTGTACTGTTGAATAAAATCAAAGACTTCTTTGAAGACTATCTTTTCAGAATTGTCAGCAAAGTATTCAGGTCTTATGAATGGTAAAACTTTTCTTGCATATTCATCATTGTATATTAGGTTCTTCAGTATTGTCGATTCTAGTCTGTTCATGTTTTTGTTGTGCCATTATAATGTCGGATAGAATTTCACCCATAATTTCTTCAAATTCTCCGTCTTTCTGTAGTTCATCTATATCATGTGTGCCTGGGGATAATATAGTGAAACCAAATTGTAGTCGGGCGCCTTCGCCTTCTTCAACTACCCTCGCTTTATGATAATGATATAGAACACCTTCATATTCTGGTATCATTAAACCAATTGCTGTCACTGGTGCATCTTCAAAAGTTGCACCATCTGGATTGACATATTGCCAATCCAAATCTTTTTTATACTTTGTCTGTTTCTGTTTTTTTGGATTCATTGTTGTCCAAAACATCTGAAGATAATAAGCTACTCTCTCCCAAAATGTTAGAATAGGCAATTTCATATTTTTTACTCACATAATCAGTGAACTCTGGATTACTTAAAATAGATTTCATAAACTCTTCTGTTTGAGTGTCAGCTAATCTTACTTTATCTTCAATTTCACCAGTTGTTCGGTCAATTTTAGCATACCATCCTGGACTTGGTTTAGAAACAAACCCACCTTCTATTGCTAGAGGAATTAAACCAGAATATTTCTGTATACCACCTTCCCATGATACTGTTATAGGAATCTTACTCTTCTCTTTTACATATCTAGATTTTTCTACATTAATAATAAAGTTATATCCTGTAACTTCTTTTCCCTCTTTTTCTTGTTGACGACCAACAATGTATATACTATCAGCTGAGTAATAAGAACCTGTACCACCACCAACAATATCTTTAGGGAACATACCAATTTCTTTGTAAGTATGATTAACTACAACCATTGGAATATCTTTAAGATTCAAATGCGGAGTAATCATTCTGAATAGAGACTTAACTTGTTTAGCACGAGACATATCTGCCACTGATTTGCCATCCATTGCATCATCAACTTCTTTCTTCGAAGCAAGATTACCAATAGAATCAATTAGAATAATAATTTTATCACCACGTTCAATAGACTCTAGTTGTTTCATAATATCAAACTTGAGTTCTTCAATGTTAGTTAGAGGAGTATGTAACACTCTTCCCATATCAATATTAAATGTCTCAAAGTATTTCTTTGGCGTACCAAACTCTGAATCATAAAATAATAACACTGCATCAGGATATTTGTCTAGATATGATTTTGCCATCAATAAACTAAATGCAGTTTTAAAATGTTTAGATGGACCGGCCCACATCGTAAGACCTGGTGTTAATCCGCCATCTATTCTTCCAGATAATGCCACATTAACCATTGGTATTTCAGTGGATATCATATCTTTTGCATTAAAGAATTTAGAACTAGAAAGAATTGAACTTTCTTTGATGGTTGAATTGCTTTTTATTCTATCAAGTATACTGCTCATAATTTGTGCCGTCCTTACATTTTCATAATTGATGATTTAGGAATAAGTTTATTGTTCTTATCAAGGGTGGATGGTACTACATTTTCATGGTCTTTGTCAAGGTTTAATCGGTTCTTTGCCTGTCTATATGACATGTTTGATGCTACCAATAATAATACAGCCAAAGGGTCAAAAACAAAAATAATAATAAGTATAACAAGTCTTACCGCCTTATCGATGATGTCTTTATCGGAATATCCATAAACCAATTCTGCAACATATTTAATAGGACCAATCTCAGCAGATAGTTTATTTTCTTCAGATAAAAGTGGAAGTCTTTCTGTAATTAGAACTTCTAGTTCTTTTTGTGTTGATAGTACAAGTGCATTAGTTTTTCTACTAATTTTCTCAGGGTCATCACCTGCTTTTTTAAGCAAGTATTGAAGTTTATTGTTTAACAGATATTCTCTCTGGTCAAGCATTTGTATTTTAACTTGATTAGAACCTATCATTATATTAGTATCAATGTGAGCCTTTGATAGAAAACCAAAAATGCCCATTGAAGTAATTAACATAAGCAATACAATAGCCACCAAGAAATATGTCTTCATGAGTAATGCAGTTTCTTTCCAGTTATTATATAACCAAGATGCAGTTACTAATTTAGCAACCTCTAATGCACCACCCATAATAACAATTGGCCAAAAAGCACCAGGAAAGATTTGTGCTAAACCAATAATAGAATAATAAGCAGCTATCGATGATAGGCCTATTGCTGTAAAAAATGGTATTAAATAATTTGTTTTCATTGGCGATTTCTCTGGCAAGCTTTGAAATTCTTCTGGCACGATTGC